GAATTTTTCAACTCTTCCGGTGTTTTCTCACGTTGTTCTAAAATCCTTTCGTCCAGGTTTTCATCAGCTGCTCTCATGAGGTAATATGCCATCGCAGTAATTTCTTTTTCGTTAAAGTGGTCATCGGCGCCATCATCTAAATAACTCTTAGAGAAAGAATCTTTTATGAGTACTCTCAACTCATCAAAATCTAAATCACCCCTGCCATCATTGTCAGCCTCTTTGAAACTTTTGGTAGCAACACACGCCTGTGTAGCGTACCGCGCAGCTTCACGTTGGACATCAAACGTCTCTAACATTGCACCCCTATATAATTCAGACTTGTCACCTAACCCAAATTTAGCAATGAAACCAACGAGTGTAGTAGCAAGTCCCAATAGAACAATACCAGATGTAAATTGCATGAGAATGAAAAGGTAATCTATTTTCCCGATTAAACCAGTTTGCTGTATATCAAATAAAATACCGTACCTATAAAAATCATAATACATACCATTTGGTTGTCCACTTGTCAGATTAATTGGGTTGTCTATGTCAAATGCTGCACCACCACCCTCTTGGCTATACAATATTTCGTCTCCTTTTGAGAACCAACCGATTTTGGGGGATACTGTCACGACAGCGTACACATCTTCACCCCCCATATTTGTATGTATTTGTCGGTCAAGGTGGAAGTTGTGATACTTGACCTCTATATTCAACCGCAACCCACTGGTTCTCACGTATGGATACTTTTCACTGTCTTCTCCGGCACCATTGAAACCCGTAATATCTAAACCGTCCACTCCCTGTTCATTGAATGGTTTGTCGAGTTCAATTCCGGTAATGTTTAGCCACTCGGACACTTTCAGACGAATTGCATCACCCCTTTCAAACGTGTATAGATTATCATCAAACCCATCTCTCCTAACATACGTAAGTGGTTTTGCCCCAGATTCTATACGAGAATCGAAATAATGATTGAATGCGAAATAACTTTCTTCTATACCGGGTGCTAAAAAGTTTGTAGATTTTGAATGTTCACACCTCCCCATAACTTCTACCGCGTCTCCAAGACCATTTGAGTCGGAGATACACCCAATAGCGGGTTTATCGTATCTTTGTTTTATTGTTTCGGATATATGTGTCGTAAAAAACATCACATTACCTGAGGGTAGCTTTGAGATTAACTCAGCTCCCGTATAGAACGCACATACTGGTGCGCTATAGTACCAATCATCTGAGTATTTAAACTGGTAATTTGCGAGAGTATCGCAGAAAGATGCACCACCCTGGTATATAGCAGTTTGGGTAGACGTATACTCGGTCGAGGCCAAACCCCAAGCACTCGCAACCCCTGTTGGAACTTCGGTGACGATGTACGTCTTTCCGGCAAATAATGAATAGATAACCCAAATTACAATACCAATACTGAAAAAATTATGCAATGCAGCCAATCTCCAATCACGTATAACTACAGCCTTATTGGCGGTAAACGATAGATTGACGATATTACTACGCATCCATTTCCAAATTGGATTCATGTGAGCTGGGGTATAAGTCATATAATAAGTTAGGTTATTTTTACAAAGTGGAAAACACACTGTAAAAGTAAAAAACTTTCCCAACCGGGTTCGAACCGATGACCTTGCGATTAACAGTCGCACGCTCTGCCAACTGAGCTATGGGAAAAAAACGACAATTGTACTATCAATATACGGTACGTATGTCCTCTCTACCTGAATCGAACAGGTGACAAATGGAACTACAGTCCATTGCTCTACCAACTGAGCTAAGAGAGGACCAACAAGCTCCCACCAAGACTTGAACTTGGGGTGGTGGATTCAAAGTCCACAGTGTTAACCAACTACACCATAAGAGCACTCGATGTGAGGGAGCCCCCAACCGCGTGGAGACCCCCTTTGTTATATAGTATACGGGACACTTCTTTAAGTACATTAAGTTTTGGAAATGTGGTAAGCGTCATCTTTTTGTTCGTAAATACCATCAAGTACACCCAAATGTAATCCCCTGTCAATCGCGGATTCTACGTCGTAATTGTATTTCTCAGCCAGTACTTTTTTGATATATTCACGCGTCGGTTTCTCGTCATTCAAGACCGCGTATCTACAGGCCTTCTCTATCAAATCCCACGGGGGTCGTATAGTAGTCGTTGTCCTGGCCATGAGTATATGTCCCATGAAATCTTTATGTCGTGTATATATAGATGAAAGTGATTCTTCGTAATAGTCCGAAAAAGGATAAAAAATATAGGGTCACGTTCGACGATGGAAAGTATGTAGATTTCGGAGGTAAAGGCTATTCGGATTTTACAATTCACGGGGATCCCGAACGTATGCGTAGATACGTGGCGAGGCATTCGCGTATGGGTGAGACCTGGACCAAATCTGGTATGCGTACAGCTGGGTTTTGGTCGAGGTGGCTCCTTTGGAGTCGCCCTTCAATGCCGGAAGCTAAAAAATACATGACTAAACGGTATGGAATTCGTTTCATTTAAAAGAAGTTATCCGTCCTATACATCTTCACGTCATACGGAGAAGAACTACCCATAACAGAAACCTGGTCACTGTTGTACAGTTCTTGACACCCTATATCGTCCATACAATCCCGACCGTCACGGGACACGGGAACTGAATATATCTGCTCTCCAGCCGTGGACGTGTAATAATTGTACCTATCCCTGTGTCCACGAGCCTCCTTCCCATACAGGGGTAACGTTTCCCCACCAGGACCCGATAACAATCCCATTTGCTGCACGTGCCCAGGTTTATACGTCTTGATAGGCGGTCTCCTAAATTCGGGCTCGCGTATAGGTATTTGATATTTGACGGGTTCGGGTACACGAATCCGTATAGGGCGCGCGCGGTGTTCGCGTATTTTTTGCTTTCCCGTCTCTCTCAAATAGGTTAGAAATCCGATATAGACCAAAAGTACCACGAAAATGCCAAACGCTACGGCGCTCTGTGTCTTTCGCTTCATTTATATAGAATTAGAAATTAAATGTAGGTGTATACTAAGATGGATAAAAAAAAGCTCAAGACATCTGAAAAGGGTATATTCTTGTGGTCCCCACAACAAGAACAAATTTTAAAAACGTGGGGGGAAGCGTCCGCGTGTTATCGGTATATGCATAATCACGCATTTTTGATTTACAAAAAACAAAACATGCATTTTTCACTCCCTGTAATTATTCTTTCTACAGTAACGGGTACTGCGAACTTTGCACAAAGTTCACTACCCTCGAGTATAAGAGGAGCAGCGCCGGCAATGATCGGTGGTTTGAATTTAATTGCAGGTATAATCGCGACAGTCATGCAGTTTCTCAAAATAAGTGAGATGATGGAAGGAAATAGAGTCGCGTCACTTCAATACGGTAAACTTTCGAGAACAATTCGACTAGAATTAACACTCCCGCTAGAAGAACGGTCATGTGATGGATCTACTATGATAGATGCGTGCCGCGCAGAATACGATAAACTTATAGAACAATCCCCACCGATTCCATACTTCGTCATTCAAGCGTTCGAAAAACAGTTTCCAGATGACAGTGGGTTTTTCAAACCAGAAATAATGCACATTCAACCGATTGATATGTTTGTAAGTGAGGACGATCTGGGTAACGAATTGAAAAAGGAATTAAGTCAATTGAGGGGGGCTACAGGGGATCGACTTACGGATATTATCATAAAATCTTCGATAGACGGCGAGTCAGATACACAATCATCACGAATAGAATGAGATTAAAGAGTGCGATACAAATTATTATAGGTATAACTCTCCTCTTTATCGGTTCTAATATTTTAGTATATAAAATTTGATTATTGAAAAAAATATCTAAAGCCTGTTCAGTAAGATCATCTTTGATGGACTCTTTCATTAAAATAATACCACAAAAAAAGCAGCGACCCCTGACGCTACATACTAAAGAGATTCGACTTCTCGAAAAATACGTTTCTGAAGGGAAAAATGTTTTCGTATGTGGACCCACGGGTAGAGGGAAATCGTTCGTGGCATCTGACGTCATAGTGGATAAGAACGTAATAGAATTACAAGCAGATACGTTACAAAAAATTCAAATTACATTTCAAGACGCCTTGCGTTCAAATTCAATCGTATTACTAGACGGGTACGATACGAGTGTACACTGGCAGAAACAAATTATAGACTACGTTTCAAGTGGTAATCCGGGTGTGAACAATTC